TAGCAGCCTTGCTGTGTCTAAATGCCCGAATTTCAGACGTTCAAAGATTTGAGCGTTACATTTAAGAAGCATCCAGTCACTGATGATCTTGTCACAGTGAAAGATAATGCTGCAATATCGCAGTCAATTGTGAATTTGCTTCTTACCAATAAGGGCGAAAGATTATTTCAACCTGAATTGGGATCTGGAATTTACGGTACGTTGTTCGAACCATTAGATTATGGTACTGCTGGTTTAATCCGAGCAGAGATTGTTGATACTATTGGTAGATATGAACCACGTATTATCGTTGATAATGTTATCGTAGCCCCAGATTTTGATGGCAACGGTTATACTGTTGAATTATCTTATATTGTTAGAGGCAGGGAAGATAGACCCATCAATATAGAGTTCTTTCTAGAGCGTACTCGATAATGCCTTACACTCAATTAGCTAATTTAGATTTCAATGACATTAAAGTTGCTCTGAAAGAATATCTCAGAGCACAGTCAGATTTTACTGATTACGATTTTGAGGGTTCGGCATTATCGAACTTACTTGATGTATTGGCATATAACACGTATTACACGGCGTTTAATACCAATATGGTAGTCAATGAACTATTCATTGAATCTGCCACCTTGAGGGACAATGTAGTAGCGATTGCGAAGCAATTAGGGTACAGACCAAAGAGTGCAACGTCTCCAACGGCATATATCTCATTTACTTTTAATTACACCAATACAACAACTGATACCCAGCTTCTTTTAAAAAAAGGAACTGGGTTTATTTCGTCTTATGATAACGTCACTTACAAATACGTTGTTTTAGAAGACGCGAAGGCACAAGTCAGTAATAATGCAGCGGTTTTTACTGATGTTCTTCTAAAAGAGGGAACTTTACTCACAAATACGTTTGCAGTCAATACATCTCTCCAATCACAGAGATTTATTCTTGACAACCCAAACGTAGATACAAATACGATCAAGGTTAAGATTTATCCTACTGGTTCTGGATTTTCTGAACCATATCTAGTTTCAGATAATATTCTTGGAGTTGATGCAACATCCAAAGTATTCTTCCTGAATGAAATTGAAGATGAAAGATACGAATTAATTTTTGGTGATGGTGTTCTCGGACAGAAACTTCCAAATGGAGCTGTAATTGAAGTTTCTTATCTCGTAACATCTGGTTCTGCATCAAATGGTGTTCGAACCTTTGTATTCTCTGGTATTTTAGAAACACCAGCAGGATCTAATCCACAGGGAGCAGTAACTGTAAATTCAACTGTTCCTTCTTCTGGTGGCGAGGAGATTGAAACAACAAAGAAAATTAAATTCAATGCACCGAAGTCTTATGGCACTCAAAATCGTGCTGTAACATCTGAAGATTATGGTGCAATTGTTCGCAACATTTATCCAGCAACAAGTGATGTGATTATTTTTGGTGGAGAAGATCAAGTTCCACCACAATATGGAAAGGTCTTTATTGTATTGAAACCAAACGATGCATCATACATAACGTCCCTCACAAAAAAGGAAATTATTAAAGAATTGAAGAAATATGTGATTGCTTCTGTAGAACCAGTCATTGTTGATCCTTCTATTCTTTTTGTTGAGTTAACTAGTAAGATTTACTACAATTCTACAATAACTGCGGATACTCCATCACAGATTAGAGATAAAGTAATTGGAGCCGTACAGAGTTATGTTGATGTCTCTGATATTGAGAAGTTTAACGGAAAGTTTAGATATAGTAAAATAGTTGGTGTAATTGATGAGGCAGATAAATCCATCAATTCTAATATCACCACTGTCACTATGAGGAAGGATTTTTATCCTCAACTGAATTCTACCTTCTATTATGAGATCTGTTATCAAAATGCTTTTGATATCGATTGTGAAGGATCAGTCTTGTCTACAACAGGATTTAGAGTCACTGAGTATCCTAATTTTGATGTGTATCTTGAAGATAGGAATAGCAAAATTGTCCTATATAGACTAGACTCTGTAACTGGTGAAAAGGTCGTTCTAGACAAGGAAGTTGGAACAATTGATTATGAAAAAGGTGAATTAAAAATGTATGATTTGACTATCATCAAAGGTAGTTATTTTGATAACAGAATTTCAGTTAGAGTAAAACCACTGTCTAATGATGTCCAAGCATTCCGAGAGGTTTATTTGGACGTTGACATTGCTAATTCATCCTTTAGTGCGTACAAAGAGTAAGTAGATGGCTGTTAAGACCAAGAGAATTTCTACTCTTATTGAGTCCCAACTTCCCGAGTTCATTTCTAACGAATATGAACTTTTTGGTAAGTTTGTAGAGAAATATTATGAGTCACAAGAAGTCCAAGGCGGACCTCTTGATATCATTAGTAATATCCAAAAGTATTTGGATGTAGATTACTATGAAAAGTCACTACTAAAACAAAATACAAATCTTTCGTCTTCAATTACTAGTACGTCAGATACTATAGTATTAGAAGATGCTTCTGGATTCCCAGAAAAGAATGGGTATATTCAGATTCAAGATGAAATCATTTTCTACACAGAAAGAAACGGCAATACGTTATCAAATTGCTTCAGGGGAGTAAGTGGTAATGTTGCTCTTGGAGATCTATACGAAAAATCAACATTTGTTGGTACAACTGCTGCGGCGCATAGTTCTGGCGATCTTGTTCTTAACATTAGCAATCTTTTCTTATATGCTATTGTCAAGAATTTTGAATCGCAATATTTGGGTTCCTTCCCAGAAAAGTATCTACGTGGTGAAGTAGATAAAAGAACTCTAATCAAGAATATTCAGAAATTTTATAAAGCAAAAGGAACAGATAGCTCTATAAAATTCATTTTCAATACAATTGTTACTCAGGATACAACAAATAAACCAGAGGTTTATAATCCAAGAGATTTTGTTTATAAATCTTCAGAGTCTGACTGGACTTCTGTTTATGCCATTAAGGCAAAAATAGTTTCTGGAAATCCAAAACTTTTAATTGGTAAAAAAATCGTACAGTCAGAAACTGTTGAATATGGTTATGCTTCTGCAACAGTTGACAATGTTTTTCCAGAAGGATCATCAGACAACGAGCAAATTTGGAACATTGTTGTTGCACCAGAAACAGTAAATGGTTCTTTTGCAATATCAACAAAAACAAGACTAGAAAAAAATCTAGCATCTGGTGCTGGTGTTGGAAAAAGAATTGATGTATTTTCCACCATTGGGTGGGACATGGCAGGCGAAATATTAATAGATGACGAAATTATTACATTTGACGATAAGAACGTAACTCAGTTTATTATAGCAAAAAGAGGCGCTACACCAGTTCTACATCAATCTGGCACTCCAGTATATAAACCAGTTATTCTACAGGGTTCTGGGGTCAAATTACTGACTCTGGGAGTTGTTTACAATCTATTACCACAGAACGCACAACCACATTCTTACATTGGGGATGAGATTCAGGTTTCGGAACCTGGATTTATAACCACAGATCCAAAGATTGTCCTCACAGGAACAAATCAACCAAGATGGATTCTGAATCAAGGTCAGTCACCATTGGTTCCAACTATTCCAGCAGTAAGTACTGCTCTCGATGGGATAACAACTAATGTTAGTGCAATTTTAGAGGACGATCAATATTATTACATCAATAGTTCCAGTTATCCATCTTATAAGATTTTGGACGGATCGACTGTTGATCAAAAGTTGTTGGATCAAAAAATACTCAGACTGATTAGAAAGCAAGCAACTAGAACAACTGAAGTTTATTCAACACCAAAAAGAGATGTAGGAATACTAGTTAATGGTGTCCCAATCTTTAGTTACAAAGATGAAGAAAGCGTTAGATTTGGATTATTAGAAAAAATTGAGATTGATAATCAGGGAACTGGTTACGCAAAACCACCTTTTGTTCTTCTTGATGGAGTACCAAATCAGGCACGATCTGTATTGTCTGGTCAAGTAGTTGAAAGAATTATTGTTGATACAAGTACGATTTTCCCAAGAACTCCAGAAATCACTATTACCTCTGGTAGAGGAGCTGTTGTAAGAGCGGTAGTTACAAAAGGAAAAGTTACAAGTCTAATCATTGAAAATCCAGGAGAATTCTATTCTTCACCTCCAATTGTAAGAATTAGAGATAACGCGGGTAGAGGAAGATTTGCAGATTACACTGCAGTAGTAAACACAGATGGAAAGATTACTGGATTTGAAAAAAATAGCGAAGGAAATTTTTATGATCAAGATACAGTAATCGTTGATATTATTCCAGTTGGTCAGGGAGCAACTGGTACTCCATATCTAAAAGAATGGAATAAAAATAGATTCACTAAATTATCTGGTGAATTAGATACAGAATATGGTTATGTTTTTCAAAATTATAACAACATTTTGGAATATGGTTACGGTCATGTTGGTAATCCAAAAGCACTCAGAATTGCATTAGGTGATAATTTAGACAATACAGAATCAGAACCATCAACAAAGATTCACTCTCCTATTATTGGATTTGCTTATGATGGCAATCCAATTTATGGACCATTTGGATATGAGAATCCATTAAATCCACAGTCATCTATTGTAAGGATGACATCTAGTTATTCATTGAATAACTCTCGCCCTGGTGGACCTGGATTAACACAATATCCATCTGGAACTTTTGTAAATGATTACAGGTACGTACATAAGAGCGGTTCCCTTGATAAAAACAATGGAAGATTCTGCGTCACTCCAGATTATCCAGAAGGAACATATGCATATTTCTTGACAATCAATAGCAGTCAAGTTCCTCAATTCCCATATTTTGTTGGAGAAAATTTCTATTCTCTACCAGTTGATAGTAACTACAATTCTAATATAAGTCAAAATGATGCTCCTAAGAATTCAAAGAGACTTTTTATTCCTGGTATGCCAAAAAATGGCGAAGGAGTAATTGCTAGAATTGCAGATGTTAAATCTGGATTTGTAGATTCAATCTCTTTAACAAATTCGTCAAATAACTTTTCTGTAAATTCAAAAGTATATTTTGATAACAGTGGAACTGATGGAAAAGAGGCAGAAGCAATTGTTTCTTCTGTAAAAGGTAAATCTGTCAATTATCTGCAGAGCAAAGAAAATAAAGTAGTTCAGCTCACGATTATTCAAAATGCATATCTATTTGCCAACGACACTCTAAGTCAACCAGCATCTGGCGCATATGGAGAAATTGTTGGTACTGTTGTTAGTGATAATGTTATTGTGTTGAAAAATGTGGTAGGAACGTTCAATAGTACAGGAACGTTCTCTGCTGCCATAAAGACATTCTCTGTTCTTGTCGATCAAAATAGTTCGTATACTGCTGGAGCTACATTATTCTTGACCGATGGAATTAATTCTCCAATCGCTACTGCAGAAGTTTTAGAAACAACTTCCAAGCAAAACGTTGTAAAAATCAAAGTTTTAACAGGAACTTGGGTAGTTGATGAGGATTATTTCTTACAATCAAGTGATTTATTCAACACATCTGGTTCTAGAATTATCAATTTAACATCATTAAGTGACGGTCTAATTCCATTCGTTGTTAATCAAAACGTTGCTTTAGTAGAAACCACTTCAGAACATGGATTGGGAATTGATGATGAAGTCACGATTGATATTTTCCCTAACGATGCTACCAAGACAAAAACTTATTACCTCAGAAAAAGATTATATCAAAAAGTAAAATTTGTTGCTCCAACTTACAATTCTGTTATTGATTACACTGGTGTTGGAAGATTCGAAATTTTAAATGGCGGTGCTTTTTACACTCCTGGAACATATACAAATATTTCTCTGACTGGTGGATCAGGTACAGGGGCAAAAGCAAACATTACAGTTTCTTCTGCTGGTATCATTTCTTCTGTCATCTTACAAAACGGAGGAATTGGATATTCTAAGGCAGATTACTTGAGTGTAAGTGATGAATCATTGACTCGATCAAATACAGCAACTTCTGGTAGTTCAAGATTAGTTTTGTATGTGGATCACGTTGGATTTGCTAGTGGATCAACAACATTATATGTTAGTGATGCGATTGGATTATCTACTAATGATTACTTGAAAGTTGGGAAAGAAGTAGTAAAAGTTTACACTATTGTTGGAAATAAACTAACTGTATTGAGAGCTCAAAAAGGAACTGAAAAT